GGTGGAATGCTGACGGTGGTCTTCCTGCTCGCCCTCGCCGCGTTTGTGTCGGTGCTGGTGCATGCCCTCCTCGGCACGTTTCCGTTGTGGGTGCCCGTTCTGCTCCTCTGTGTCCTGGATCTGATTCTGCTGTGTGCCCTGCATGTGATTGCGGCGCTGCGATAGGAGGACGCGATGAAAGGGACGAGGAAAGGCAAAGGCTACTGATATGCCACGTTTCACATGGACAGAAGACGACGACGGGGATTGGCAGTGCTACGTCGATGGCGTGTATTTTGGGATGGTGTGTCCGCATAGCCTGGCCGAGAAAGGCTATTGCCGCGTGGTCGTCGATGGGCACAGGCTGCGCTCTCGTCCTACGACGCTGGCGGAGGCGCAGCGGTATCTCGAACGGCATTACCAGGGGACTGTGGTTGCAGACCTGGCCTATCGTGCGGTCATGGAGGAGGTGGGAGACTGATGTGTGTGATAAGAGAGCAGGGGATACCCCGGTATAAATCTGTATCGATTGTAACATAGGAGACCGAGCGCGCTAGTTTCGCCCGTTTTTTCACGGGTTTGATGGGAGGCTTATGGGACGACGTGGTCCGCAGAAAATACCCACACCCATTCTCAAACAGCGTGGGGCCTGGCGGGCGAAGGTCCGCGAGCAGACGGAGCCCCACCCCGATCCGGGGATTCCCGAGTGTCCGCAGAGCCTGAAGGGATACGCCCGGCGGACGTGGACGAAACTGTGCCGGGATTTGCAGGAGATGGGCGTCTTGACGGTTGTAGACGGGAAGGCGCTAGCCCGATATTGCCGGGCCTGGGCGCAGTGGTGTGAATTGGCGAATTATGATGACGCCACACTGACCATTGCCTCCGTTAACGACCTCCGCACCGTGCACAGCCATCTGGATCGGATGCTCAAACTGTCGGAGCACTTGCTGAAGTTTGAAGTCCAGTACGGGCTGACTCCCGCGAGTCGCCCGAATCTCCACCGACGAGAGAAACCGGCGCATGGCAACAGCGACAAGAAGGACAAAACGCGCTTCTTCAGTGCCTCCTGACGGGATTTCCCCGAAATGGCGGCACCTGATGACATTGATTCCGGGCTACGATCCGATTGCTACGGCGCCGCCGGGCTATTGGTTTGATGTGGCTGCCGCCGAGGACGTCATCGCCTTTTTCGCGGAGTGTCTTCAACACGTCAAGGGGAAGAAAGGCGGGCAGCCGTTTCTCCTGGAGCCGTGGCAACAGGCGAAGACGGGCTGTATCTTCGGCTGGAAGACGCCCGAGAATACGCGGCGGTATCGCGAGGTCTTTGCCTATGAGCCGCGCAAGCAGGGAAAGACGCCCTGGTCTGCGGGCATCGTCCTGTATACGCTGATTCGCGATCCAGAAGCCGGGATTGAGGCATATTCGGCGGCCTCAGACAAAGAACAGGCGGCCCTCTGTTATCAATACGCCCATGGGATGATTCTCCAGGAGCCCGAACTCAAAGCACGGATCAAGGTCTATACCGCCACGAAGGTCTTTGAATACCTGGAGCGGTTTGCCTATTACAAAGTGCTGAGTGCGGTGCCAGACTCAAAGCACGGATTGAATGTGCATTTAGGGATTATCGACGAGACCCACGCGCACCCCAATGCCGAACTGATTGATGTCATTACGACCGGCACCGCGGCCCGCACCCAATCCTTGATTGTGCATACCACCACGGCCGATTGGCTCCGGGAGTCAGTCTGTAACGAGAAATACGAATATGCCTGTAAGGTCCGGGATGGGGTCGTGCAGGATCCGGCCTTTTTGCCGATTATTTATGAGGCCACACCCCCAGCAGACGAAGAAACAGACCCCTTATGGTGGACAAAGGAAGCGGTGTGGCGGCAGGCGAATCCCAACTACGGGGTGTCGGTCGAACCTGACTATATCCAGCGTGCCTGCCAGGAGGCCCTGGAGGTGCCGCGCAAGCGCAACGTCTTTAAGCGGCTCCACCTCAACATCCGCACGGGGCAGGAGAACATCTGGTTCGGGCTGGAGGCGTGGGATGCCTGTGCGGATCGGGACTTTGATTGGCAGCGACTGGAGGGCCAGGCGTGCTTTGCGGGGCTGGATCTGGCGTCGGTGAGCGATTTATGCGCGTTTGTGCTCTATTTTCCAGACTTTCAGGCCGTTTTGCCCTATTTTTGGCTGCCGCAGCAGACGATTGCGAAGCGGACAGCGGCCGCCGGCGTGGATTATCAGACCTGGGTCGAGCAGGGGCATATCCGTATCACCCCGGGGAACGCGACCGATTATGACCGCATCCGCATGGACATCACGACGCGCGACGCCGCCCGCACCATCCTGGCAGCGCAACGCGCGTGTGCGCCGAGCGCGATCCCGGAGACGGAGTTGCCGGCGGCCCTGTTTTTGGGCGATCGATTCCAGATTCGCGAGATCCCGATTGATCGCTGGAACAGTACCCAGTTGCAGACCCAATTAGCCGGGGACGGGTTTGAGGTGGTGCCCTTTGGGCAGGGATTTGCCTCGATGTCCGCACCCAGCAAAGAACTTGAACGCCTGATTACCGCCAAAACCTTGCGGCAGAACGGCCATCCCGTCCTGCGGTGGATGGCGAGCCATGTGGCGGTGGAAGAAGACGCGGCGGGGAACCTGAAGCCGAGCAAGCGCAAGAGCACGGAAAAGATCGACGGCATCGTGGCACTGGTTATGGCGATTGGCCGGGCGCTGGTGGCGGACCCCGCCACCGGGCCATCGGTCTACGAACGGCGAGGAGCACTCATCCTATGACGGTCTATCTCGTGAGTTACTGTCACTATGACGTGTGCCATCACTTAGGCGTGTTTGCCACCGAGGCTCAGGCGCTGGCGATCAAGGCGGCCTGTGAGCAGCACCCCGAAAATCGCGGGGTCCAGGTCGACGCGTTCGAGGTCGACCAGCTCGTGGCGCGCTATGCGGCCCCCTTGCAGACAGGCCAGCCATTATGACCCCGCCGAATACGGCGCCCTCGCCCGCGGCGGACATCCTGTACCTGCATGTCCTGCCCGTGCGGATCGCGGCGATGGTCCGCGCGCTGGTGCAGCATCAGGCCGTGATTTGCGCCTATGACGCGGGCTGTGTGCGGCTGCACTACAAAGGCAGCGAGGTCAAGCCGCACCTGGAGAATGTGGCGTTAACCAGCCAGACCCGCCCCGCGCCTTGACGATTGTGGTGTTGCGTCGTATATTGTTGATCTAAATATAGAGATGCGGTCCCACCACTACCACGGCGGACGTCCTCATGATGTGACAGGAGGCGCCGCCGTTGTTGCTTCCCCGCTTTCCTCGGCTCAAAGCTGCGTGGCACGCCCTGACGTACCGGGGCGACACGGCGCTCAGTGATCTGCGGCACCCGACGGCCTGGCTCGTCGATTGGGCGCTGGGGCATCGCACCCGCGCCGGGGTCGAGGTGTCACCCACGGCCGCGATGACCCTCCCGGCGTACTATGCGGCGCTGCGGGCCATCAGCGAGGATATCGGCAAGCTCCCCCTCTGCACCTACGCCCGCCTGACGCCGCGCGGCAAGCGCAAAGCCTCTGACCATCCGCTCTATGCCCTGTTGCATGACGCCCCGAATCCCTGGATGACGGCCATGGCCTGGCGCGAGGCCATGACGCATTATGCCCTGGCCTGGGGCAATGCCTATGCCGAAATTGTGCGCGAGGCCGGGACCATTGTGGCCCTGGGGCGGCCCATTCATCCCTCGCGGGTGACTCCCCGCTTTGATTCCACGGGCGCGCTGCTCTACGACGTCTATGTTGGGGATGTCTCGGTCCGCTCCGATGCGCCCCGCCCGATGACCTCCGTGCCGTTTGCCCAGCGCGATCTGCTGCATCTGCGGGGGCTGGGCGATGGCCTGCTGGGCTACTCCGTGGCGCAGTACGCCGCCGAATCCCTGGGCGTGAGTCTAGCGGCCCAGCAGTTTGGCGCGGCGTTTTTCGGGAACGGCACCCACCTCGGCGGGATCTTCACCCATCCGAATACCCTGAGCGATATCGCGCTGGGGCATTTGCGTGACTCCCTCGCGGCCTTTCGCGGCGCCGACGCCCTCAAAACGATGATCCTGGAAGAGGGCATGACGTATGAGCGCTCGGCGATCCCGCCGGAAGACGCCCAATTCCTGGAGACCCGCCAGTTTCAGGTCGAAGAGGTTGCCCGCTGGTTCCGGATTCCCCCCCACAAAATCGGCCATCTGACCCACGCCACCTTCACGAATATCGAGCACCAGGGCCTGGAATACGTGGTCGATACGCTGCAACCGTGGCTGGTGCGCTGGGAACAGGAATTGAAGCGCAAGCTGTTTGCCGACGACCCCGATCATTTTGCCGAGCATCAGATTCTCGGGCTGCTGCGGGGCGATCAAACGGCGCGGGCCAATTACTACCGGACCCGCTTTTATCTGGGGTCGATCAGCCCGAACGACATCCGGGAGCTCGAAAACGAGAATCCGATCACCGATGCCGAGGGGAACCCCGACCCGGCCGGGGATCTGTACTACATCCAGAACAATCTGGCCACCCTGGGCGCGATTGCGGGCACGACGGGCCCCATCCAGACGATGACCCGCCCCGACGGGGAGCAATATGCGCTGATCCCGTTGCACCACAATGGCCATACGGCGCCCCTGCCCTGGAAGGATGACTGATGCCCCTGCCCTCGCCCCACTCGACCGAAGAACAGCGTACGTTTGTGAGCCGCTGTATGGCCGACGAAACGGCGCGTCGCGACTTCCCCGACCAGGCCCAACGCCTGGCAGTGTGCTTCCAGCAATGGCGCCGGAGTAAGCAGCGCGGCGAGGATGCGCCCTGGAACCACCTGCTGGGGGTCTGGGGTATCGATCCGGACTATCTGACGCTGTATCGGCCCCGTATCGAGGCGTTTTTGCACGGCGAATGGGCGGCGGAGCTGCCCATCGAGGCCCGTGGGGGGCCCGAGGACCTGATCCAGCTGACCGAAGGCGGGATCGCGGTGATTCCGATTCATGGGCCGCTCATGAAACACCAGACATTGTTGGGCGCGATGAGTGGCACCGCCAGCACGCGCATGATTCAGCAGGCGCTGCGCCAGGCCGTGGCGGCGGAGGACGTGCGGGCCGTGATGCTGCATGTCGAGTCGCCGGGTGGGCATGTGGCCGGGATGCACGAGTTGGCGGAGACGGTGCGGACGCTGCATACGCGCAAGCCGATTGCCGCGCACATCGAGGATCTGGGCGCCAGTGCGGCCTATTGGGCGATTGCCCATACGGACCGGATTACGGCCAACGCCCCCGCCGAGGTGGGCAGCCTCCGGACGATGGCCATTGTCGCGGATGCCAGCCAGCGCTATGCCACCGCTGGGATCAAGGTCCACGTGGTGACTCGGGCGCAGTATAAGGGGCTGGGCGTCGAGGGCACGACCCTGGCGCCGGAGCATCTGGCGGAGATCCAGCGGCGGGTAGACGCCCAGGATGCGTTTTTTCTCAAGGCGATTCAGCAGGGCCGGCAGCTGGACAAAGAGGCCCTGGAGCGGGTGACCGATGGCCGCGTCTGGATTGCCAGCGAGGCGCAGGCCCTGGGATTGGTGGATGAGGTTCGGCCGTTTGAGGTCGCGCTGCGCGACCTTGGCCGCATGATTGGCACCAGCCGGCGTGAGGAGGTGCGATCCCGCATTGCTCAGCAGCGCGCGGCATTTCACGAACAGGAGACAGCCCATGCCGACAGCGGCGGAGCAGAAAAAAGCCGGAATGGTCTCGATTAAGGAGCTGCAGAGCACGCTGGTGGATCTCAAGGAGCGTGCCGAGGCCTGTGTGGCGGAAGCCGAGGAACTCGACCAGCTGGCGCAGAGCGAGAAGCGCGAGCTGACCTACGAGGAGGAGGCGCGCATCGAGCAACTCCTGGAGGAATCCGAGCAACTGAAGGCGCAGTACGAACTGCAACTCCAGGAGGATCGGCGCGCCACCATCCGGGCCAACCTGGATATTGGCCGCGAACGGGTGGCAAGTCTGCCGGAACCCGAGGGGTATTTCAGCACGGGCCTGGCGCGTCGCGTCACGCATGTGCTGCCCCGCTCCCAGCAGGATCCCCGGCGTGGGTTTATCGATCTGGGGGAATTCTGCGCTCTGGTCTTTGCCTCGGGCCTACCCAACGGCACGATAGACGAGCGTCTGAGTCGGCTGCGTCTCGAAGCAGCGGCGACCGGGATGAGCCAGGGCGTGGGGGCCGATGCCGGCATCGCCGTGCCGCCGCAATTCCGCCAGGAAATCTGGCAGGGCATGCAAAAACAGGTCGATAACCTGTTGGAGATGACGGATCAATACCCCGTGACGGGCGAATCCCTGACGCTGCGGGCGAATGCGGAGACCAATCGGACCACGGGGTCGCGCTATGGCGGCATCCGGGGCTACTGGCTGGCCGAAGCGGCGCAGATGACGGCCAGCTCCCCGAAGCTCCGGCAACTGAAGCTGGAACCGCAGGAGCTGGCGGTCCTGGTCTATGTGACCGATAGACTGCTGCGGAATGCCCCGGCGTTGACGGAGTTTGTGCGCCGGGCGGCGTCCGAGGAAATTCTGTTCTTGATCAACGACGCGATTTTGAACGGCGGTGGTGTCGGCAAGCCGCTGGGGGTGAACAAAAGCGGGGGGCTGGTGACCGTTGCCGCCGAGCCGGGCCAGGCGGCCCAGACGATTGTGCTCGAAAATATCAACAATATGTGGACGCGCATGTTCGCCGGCGCCCGGCCGGGATCCGTCTGGCTGATTAACCAGGACGTAGAACCCCAACTCGAGTCCCTGTCGGCGGTCGTGGGCACGGGGGGCTTCCCAGTGTATTTGCCGGCGGGGGCGGCGGGCCCCACGATTACGGAAGCGCCGAATGCGCGCCTCAAGGGGCGGCCCGTCCTGCCGGTGGAGTACTGCGAGACCCTGGGTACCCAGGGCGATATTATGCTGGTCAACCTGAATTATTATGCCACGGGCATCCAGGGGACCATGCGCGACGATATGTCCATCCATTTACGGTTTGACTACAACGAGACCGCCTTCCGGTTCTTGTTTGCGATGGATGGCCAGCCCTGGCTGAATGCGCCGCTCACGCCCTTTCATGGCACGAATACGCTGAGCCCGTTCGTTGCCCTTGCTACTCGTAGTTAAAAGCTTTTTTGTTGCCCGATCGCGGGCACCTTTTCTCTAGAGGATGTACAGGATGACCACGCAATTTGTTGAGACGAACGCCATTGAGGTCAGCACGGTGCCCATTGACACGACGGGCGCGGCCCAGGCGGGCGATTGGTACCACCTCAAGTACTACGGCAAGCTCATTTTTGTGATTGCGCAGGGCGCCTGGGCGGGCGGGACCCCCGCCGTGACGCTCGAACAAGCTACGTCGGCGGCAGGGGCCAACAACAAAGTCCTGTCGTTTACGAACCGCTGGACCAAAGTCGCCCTGACCGGCGCCGTGTTTACCGAGACCGCGGTGGTGGCGAACACGTT